TTTGCACGTTGAGCCTTTTTAATTTCAGTCTCCATCTTTTCAATTGCCCGAGGTTCAATGATGCCGTTATTCCAGACCCAGTCAACTCCTTCCATAATCCCATTAACGAAAGCTCCAGGAGCCGATGGATCTTGCACGATATCAACCGTGTTAAGAACAAAATCGTCTTTAACGTACATAGCACCATTTCTATTCTCGAGGCTACCCATACCACGAGTTGAGACACCTAATCTTACGCCGCCGTCAAGCAGACCTTTTACGATCTGTCCATTAGGAGTATCTAAGATTTGTGCCTTACCCACAACATCATTTCCCTTGAAAGCAAGTTCTGTGATCTTATGGGATACTTTATCCAAGTTAACAGTAGGTCCGTCTGGATGATTTAATTCACCAACCGCCCTGTCCTTGGAAACTTGATCTGTCACATATTTGTTTACCGCTGCCTCCATAATAGGCTTTGGATATATGCGACCATTTCTATTTTTTTGTTCAGCTTGGGCGAATACGCCTTCGATGACATAATTTTTGCCACCACCTTCTTTAGCTTCAATTATGACTTCTAAGTCGTTTTCGACGTATTCAGCAATAAGTTTCATTTCTTAGCCTTTAGCTGTTTAATAATTCTTTGTGAGGCTTTAATAGCCTGATTTTTATTGGCAAATGTATCGTACTTATCACCATCAACATATGCCACAAACGAATTACCTTGTTTGTGTATCACAATGTCAATCCCTTGAAACTTCTCTTTATGAGCCTGTTCACCGGGTGGCGTTTTGCCTTGTCTTAATTCTTTAAAAGTCTTCATTTTATGCCTTTTATAAAAATCTACTTTATTTATACAAATTGAATTTTTAAATCTTCCACATGTATTTGTTTAAACGATAGCCTATTTTATCTAAATGCCTACTAGATTTAGTGTCTATACTAAGGACGTAAATAGTATTAGCATAATGTTTTAATTTTGTTATATAATCTTTTACTATATCTTTATCATTAGTCGTTTCTAATGGATAGAATCTTATCAGTGCCATAGCGTCAACTTTACGATCTCTATCCCATTTCCTTATTCTAAAATTTGGATTTTGAATCTGATTACACATAAAATCTAATTTTACTTCAAAACAATCCATTAAAGGTTGATAAACATCAGTACGATCAACAGATATAACTTCATCGAAACGATTTCTAGCCAACCATGCAAATCCTCCGATACCACATCCAAAATCCATAACGGATTTAACACCATCTTTCAGCATAATATTAATAACCTTATCAAAATGCCCTAGTAACCAGTCTACTTGATAAGGATTACAATACTGAATTAAATTTCTATGCCTGTTGTTATTTAGATCAACATCTTTATTGTATAGAAGATAATTAGTAAAATACTCTGATATCCCGTGAGAGATAGGATAAGCTAATACCATCTCCTGCGTAATTACCATTCTTCTTCACCTAATGCCTTATATTGCCATTCACTAGTATGTCCTACGGACCATTTAGTATCACGACCTTCAACTGAATAGTTTTGAGTGCAAACCAAAAAGTCTGGTTGCAATGTTTCTTCTGGTATTAAACTACTATCTTTCCATATCACTCTGTTATTCGGCTGTGCCGCATATTGTCCATTATCAAGCTTTAAAATATTAAATGACTTGTGTTCTGGATCGTATTCGGAATAGTTCGTATTTAATATGTTCTCATCTGCATGACAGTTATCTATGGTGAAAACATACTCTCCACCATGCATTTTCTTATCACGACCTAGAAATTCACAGCGACCTAATATAGGTTTCTCTATAACAGTCATGTGATAGTCAAAGCAGTCCCAAAGCTGTAAAGTATCAAGTGGCAATTGATCATCTGAATTTATATCTTCTTTCCAGACAAAAGCTGACAATGGAAGCTTATCATATAAAGCGCCATAATCAGTTAGCAATGTCTCAAAGTACAATGCCTTGCCCATAACAGATTTTACAGATACCCACACACCAGGTGTCAATTCACCATGACCTCTTTCGAGATCATAGAGATATTCTTTTTTAACATAAACGTAATGTGGTGGTAAATTAGCTACTAAAAATGCCATTAGTTTTAATTATCTTCCTCATCATCAAATTCATATTCTTCTAGCTCTTCATTATCGTCATCAAATTCATATTCTTCTAACTCTTCATCATCGTCATCAAAATCTTCATTATCTTCTGATTCATCAGTCATACCATTGTATACTTGATTTGCTATAGAAATTTTAGCTTGATCGAGAGCATCGGCTTGTTTCTGCTGAAGTAAATTATTCATAATATCATTTGCTGCATTATAATCTGCTTGATATGCTTTATCAATCATGTCTTCAATTTTGCTTCTTTCATCTTCCATCATTTATCTCCTAACTGAGTAATTTTAAACAAATCCCTTTGTACGGGATCTTTGATTCTATCTAGTATTGGTTCTACATGAGCCACTGTATTTCCTAGTTCTGGATCTAATACAGATTTGACTGGAGCATCTTTACCTATCCATCTTGCATGTGGTCTACCGTGTAAGCTTTGTGTCCCTTTATTAAAATATCCTAAATTTCTATCAACGAATGCCATAGGTCCTTCAGCTATATTTTGAGTTTGTAATTTTAATATTAATTCTCTTGCAAAAGATGGATTAAATAAAACTGCTTCCATAGCATGTTGGCCAAAAAACTGTATACAAAGATGTGGATTGTATTGTATAGCCTCAGGCTTTTCTAAATATGCATCGTGTTCTAATATAAGATATGGTTTATTAGATCTAGCACATTCCTTCCATAAATTATATTGACTGTATAAGCATGCTTTTTCAGTTTCAGTATGTGGACCAGATTTTTTATCGGAAAATTTAAGCCCTCTTTGTGAGGATAGAGTGTCTGGAGTTACTGCATCATAAAATTCAAAATCAAATCCCTTCCAACTTGGGGCACAATAATTAGCGTATGCTTCACTTATCGGATGATTTTTGATCCTGATCATTTTGACTATCATCTTGTTCATCATCCTTTTCATCCGGATCTTCAATTTCACCAGAATTAACTTCTGATTTAATTTGACTTTGCATATCCTTAACTTCTTCATCAGTTAATTGCAACACATTCTTCATTACCCATTCTTTAGATATATATTCACCAACATAGTTCTGAGCCATATCCATAGTTTGAAGTCTTTCTCTTAAGACTTCTGCGTTTTTCATTTCAGTGAAATGATTATCCACAACATATTCAAAATGAACATCACGGATCCATTGATCCCAATCTTCTTCAGTTATAATATTTTTGAGAATTAATTGGGTTTTAAGTGCTTCATAAAATACATGACTAAATCTCTTACGTAATCTATCAATAAATTTTTGGAATTTAAGTTCATCACGTGTGATTTCACTAGTTCTACCAAGAGAAAATTGAGCTTCTTGCTCTAATCTATTGATAGGCACATTTAATGAACGATATAGTCTTTTTTGGAAATAAATGATATCATCAATTTGACCAAGATTTTCACCGCCTGGCAGTGTACTAATTTCTGTACCTCTACCACCTTCACGACGTGGTAACCAAAAATCTTCAAGCATAGACATATGTTTACGGTCATCACGAATATCACCTGTACTTGCATCATATACTAATTTATTGCGATACCGTGTCATGATACCTTTCATATATTCTTCAGCTTTACCTTTTGGTAAGTTACCAACATCAATATAAAAAATTCTACGCTCAGGCGCACGTGCAAGACGATAGATGACAAGCGAATCTTCCATCATGCGTAATTGATTAAGTGGTTTTAAAGCTTTATGAAGATATGATATAATACTTTTTTGTGATTCATTTAAAAGACCAGATGTAGTATAAAGAACTGAATCACTTGTTAATTTTACGCCTTGCGTTTGTGATCCAGGTTTTTCTTGATAAATGTAATACTCATTTACCTTTTCAACTATATTAGCACCAGTTATAGGATCTTTCTTTTTCTTGATTTCTTTAACTTTTCGGATCTTTGCAGCATCCATTGGTCTTATCTCAAGAATTCCTTTTCCTGGAGATGATTCGTTAATTACAATGTGGAATACAATTCTACCATCAACATACCATCTACGGAATATATCATGACCAAGCTCATTAAATTTGAGCATATGAAGAATATTATTAAATTCTTCTGTAATCTGTTCTTTAATTTTATCTGAAATGTCTACTTCATCTAAATTAATCGATACGGAAAATCCTGTGTCATCCGTAGACATAGCTTCATTAACAATGTCTTCGATAGCAGCATCAATCTCTGGATGCAATGCCATACCACGATATTTTTGAATAAGTTGAAAATTATCTTTTGTTTTATCGCCATCGATATCAACATATTGGCCAAAATGAGTTCCCGCAGCAGTAACGTAACCGGCACCATCCATATCAACTGGAGGTACTAAAGATTTCTTTTGCTTTTCCTCTGCTTCAGCAGATTTACTGCGTTTAATTTCAAATCCAAATAATTTAATGGAATCATTCTCTGCCATATTAGTATCCTGCGATGAAAAAAATAGTGGCCGACCGAAGCCGGCCACCTTTATTTATAACTTACGAAGTAGTATTAGATTCCCAATATTGAACTTGGAATTCAACTGTAAATCTCTCAATTTCATTCGTAGTACCATACGAAAGATCAATTGGACTGAGACTGGTTGGGAAACAACCCCTAAAGTTATATGTTTTCAAAACACTTTCATCGCGATCCAACTGCTCGACGATCAAATCTGCTTGATAATCGACTGGAGATGTAAGACCAGTATTTGCCTGATGGGCATTAATACCGTTCATCCATCGCTCCATAGCATTACGGATTGCAAAGTCTGTGTCGTTGATGATTACTGGTGTCCATACGTCAAATGTACGATCACCAGCAATTTTTAAGATTCTTCCTCTGAAAGGAACATCAATTTGTGTCATAATCGAACCAGGGAGCTGAGCAGCTTCACAAAGGAAGCTGGTCAATTCCACATCACCGTTAGCATATGCTGGGAAGTTGATAGTCGCCTTGAATAAATTCGGTCTAGCGCCACCACCTCTCAGTTTAGCTTTAAAATCGTCTACACCTAAG